TAATATTTTTATATAAAGTAATAATTTATCATCAATAGTTGTTAAATCAAGTTTAAAAATACTACTACCATCCATTTTTAGAATTTTTATACTAATTAAAATATGTTGTATTAATGTATTATAAGAATTATCAGAATTTACACTATCAAATATACAAAGACTAATATTTTTATACTTTTTAATTGTTGATTCAATATCATTATCTAATATATTTTCATTAGTGAATTTATCATTTTGAAATAAATTATATTTATAAAGTATTTCATGTATTTCAATAAATTCTTGTGTTATTTCATGTGTAAATTTTTTTGATATTTTTTTTATTATATATTTAGCATTACTAATAAGTTTTGTTAGTTTTTTAAATTTTTGATGGTCTCTTAATTTTATATATAATTTAAGTATTTCAAATTCACTAATTATATCTATATATTTACTTTTTATTGTTCGACTATCTGTTATTGGCAAAGAATCAATCATATAAGATTTTGCTTTTGGACTAAAACAAAAATAATTTTCTAATTTTTGTTTATATTTATTACTTTTTATGAAAAATTTTTTATTAATTTTAAGCTTAGCATTTTCACATAGATAAATACATTTATCAATATTTAACATAAATTGTTTTTTGTATATTTTATCAATTAATTCTTGTGACATAATATTAAATTTATTAGCATTTTTCATGTATATTTCTGTTATTTTATCTCGATTGATAAATATTTTTTTATATAATTTTTTGAAAAAAGCTTGATATTCATCATCATAATTCACATCAATCATACTTATAATTAAATTATTATTTGCACCAATATTAGTTATAATATCTTGTAATAATGATATATTTTCATTATAATTTTCAAAAATTAATAATTTATTGATAAATAATGAATCTTGACAATATTCTGGCATTATGTATTTAACACGTGAAAAACTTGTACATGTAATATATATCAATTCTTTTGTATAAACATCAAATGTACATTTATCATTATAAATTAAACGTAAAATAAGATTCCCATTCTTTTTTAATAATTTTAAAGCATCTAATATATATGATAAATAATCTGTAAAATTGTTTGTGTTAATAGCATTGTTTTTTTCATAATCAATAAATGATATATAAATAATAATATTTTTATATTGTTCTATTGTGTCTGCATTCTCTAAAATAATTTTATTTGATTTGTTAATTTTTTTGAAATTAAGAAAAATATTATCTTGCATATTTTCTTTATTACAATAAATAGGATAAAAACCAATTTTTTTTATTTTGTAATATAACAATGGTTCAATAAAATAAAGCCTATTGCCATAAATAAGACATTCATCAATAGAATATTTTTTTATTATAATATATATCCATAATGCTGATTGAATAAATCCATTTGTGAAAGTTTTATATGTACATAATTCATAATTATTATTATATCCACAATATAAACAATCATATAATGGTAAAAATCGACTATTATTACTAAAAATAACTCTCCAAGCGTGTTTTTCTATTGTAGCATTAATATTAGCATTATTATTAGCATTATTATTAGCATTATTCGCATTATTATTATTATTAGAATTAGCTTTAGTATCAATTAAAGAACTATTATCATATTTAATATTTATTTTATAATTATTAATTTTTGTTTTATATTTCATTATATAATATTAATAATTCTTTTTATATAAAATTTACTTTTGAATTATAAATAATACAATTATAAATATACTCATAAATATCTGAATTAGTTAGTTTTGATATTTTTTCATAACCTTTTGTGATTATTTTTTGATATTTAGTATTATCATTTTTAAAATCATCATAAATTTTTTTTAGTTTATTAAATACATATTGAAATTCAGTGTGATTTAATTGTTTGTTCTTTTCTTTTTCTTCTTTATTGTGACTATAATAATATTTCATAAGAATATTTATATAATGTTTATTAGGACGAACTAATAAATTAATAAAAGTTATCCATTCTGGTTCAAATTCAATATGTTCTGTATCAATAGAAAACACATCAATATTTATCACTAATGAATTCATTAAAAATAAATATTTAAATCTATTTGACCATGGATATCTTCCTGGCAAATTTAATAAAATTGTATATTCACAAAATTTATTCATGGGCATATAAGACTCCCACCCATCTAATTTAACTGATAGCCATTTTGATTCTGTATTATTAGATATTTCACAAAGATTTTCTCGTATATGAGAATTTAAACGAGTCGTTGCAGTGCCTTTAAAAAACATTACATTATTTTTTTTATTATTGTCAATTAAAGATGAATTTTTTAATATACCTTTTTTTGTTTCATCCCATGTTAAACATTGCGTAGAATATTTTGCATCTTCTGTCATACAATCAAAAGTATTATCTGGAAATAAAATAAAATGAGTGTTAATTGGTTTAGCATATACAAATATTGGAAATCTTTTATCAATATTATTATACCATGGTACTCTGTCACTTATCCAAAAATATAAATCTGTGTCTGGTATAGGTTTATTTATAAATTTTATTGTATTATTAATCATATTATAAATTTGTTCTATTCTTTTATCGGTTTCTTGTGCTAATTCATCTTTTGTTAAAAAATTCTCAATCCAATCAACTTTTATATAGACTTTTTTATCTTTAATAGTATATTTAACTAATGGATATTTCATATCTTTATTTTTTTCAGTTCTTGATTTATAATAATTTTCTTTGAGTTTTGTTAATTCTATCATATTAGCATATTTATATAGTTTGTATGAGGAATCAATATAATTATACAAAACATTATTCATATAATATTCAGTAATAAGTTTTTATATTTTATATATGCTAAATCTATTTTTGCAATTTGATATGACTTTAATTTTATGTTATGTGTTATATCTTATAAATGCTATTTTGATGAACAAAGCATAATTACTAAATATATAATGAATATTATGAAATATTGTGATAAAATGATTTATAAATTTTTAATTTTATATTTAGATTTTTTAGTATTTTATATTTTATTATAAATTATAAATTATCAATAAAATAATCTATTCAGCAAATATATATATATATATGAATTACAAAGAATTTAAAAAATTTTATGTGAGAGACAAAAATTTACCAGAAATAAAAATAATAGATGAAAATAATGACTTAGTAAATATTTACAAAATGGAAGTGCCAGAACAAAATTTAGTAAATATATATATCAAAGAAGATGATTGTGTTTTAGAATTAGGAGGAAGATATGGTTCAGTCTCATGCATTATTAATTTGAAATTAAAAACTAAAACAAATCATGTAGTAGTTGAACCGGATGAAAGAGTATGGAACGCATTAGAGATAAATAAAAAAGCAAATAATTGTGATTTTCATATTGTTAAGGGGGTTGTGTCAAAAAAAAAATTAGGATTAACAAATATAAATTATTGGAATAATGGTTATGGATCCACAGCAATAGAACAGGATGACACAAAAATAATATCATATACATTAGAAGAAGTTAAAAAAAAATATAATATAAATTTTAACGCACTTGTTGTAGATTGCGAAGGTTGTTTAGAAGCATTTCTTGACGAGAATCCAACAATATATGATGACATGAGATTAATTATGTATGAAAAAGACTGCCCGGAAAAATGTAATTATGCAAAAATACAAATGAATTTAGAAAAAAATAATTTTACACCCATAATATTGGCACACCAGAATATATGGATAAAAAATGATAATAAACATAAATATAACAGATTAAAAAGAGAACAAATAAAGAAAGAATTAAAATTTATTCATATAACAAAAAATGCAGGAACGTCAATAGAAGAAGCAGGAATAAAACATAATATTAAATGGGGAAAATATCATAAAGAATATGGATATTGGCACACACCATTTAATAAAATTGACAAAAAAATACAAAATAAATATGATTGGTTTCTTGTAGTGAGAAATCCATATGCACGAATATTATCAGAATTTTATTGCTATTGGGACGGAGTCCATAATTTTTATACAATAACAAAAGAATATATGAATACATATTTAATAAAAAAAATACAAAATATTAATGAAGAAAAAAATAAATGTCATTATGTTGAACAATATAAATATATAAAAGATGCTACATGTAAAATTCATATTTTATATTTTGAAAAAATAGAAGAGCATTTTAATAACTTAATGAAAGAATATAATTTGGAACATATAAAATTAGAGAAAACAAACACAAAACCAGATTATATACCATATACAATTGCTGATTTTTCAGATGAATTAATAAAATTAATAAATAAAGTATATAAAAAAGATTTTAAATTATTTGGATATGAGAAAATAAAAAGATAAATCTATAAATAATATATGGAGAAAATTAAAAATAATGAAATTATAAAAATTTATTTTGGAAAATATAATGAGAAAAGCTTTGAAAAATTTAATTACATGAATAAATTAATAAAAATATATAGATCATTTTCAGATGTATTAAGACCAATATGGTTTAAAGAATATGATTTGTTTAGCCTAGCAATAAAATATAAATTAATATTACCAGATGAAGGGAATATTGATAAAATAAGATTACAAAAATTTAAAGATTATACATCGTGGGGCATAAAAGATACAACAATAACACAAATATTTAATATAAAAAATATATTATTTTATAAATTAATAAATAAATATTCAATAGATATTTGGGAGTTTAATCATAAATATAATTTTATAAAAAAAAGTTATAATTTTTTTTATGAAATAAATACACAAAGTAATAATACAATATCAGATAGTATTATATTATTTTTTGATAAATATAATCCAACAAAATATAATTTACAAATTAATTCAATTAATTTAGATTATCTTGTATTAAATAATGAAATAAAAAATTTATCTAATAATGTAATAATTAAAAATAAAAATATATTGAAACAATCAAAGATTATAAATATACAAAATATAAATGAATATAATTTATATTTAGATAATATTGATAAAATAGATTTTATATTTATAAATTTATTACCATTAGCAACAACATTAAGCCCGGTTATATTAGAAAATATTAAATTTTTATATGGATTATATACTTTTGTAAAAATTATTAATAAAATAAATATAAATGGTTCAATGTGTATATATCTAAAAAATATAATTGATAAGAGACAGATAAAAATAATAGCATTTTATTGTTCTTTTTTTGAAAAATATTACATTGAATATCCAAAAATTTATGAATTTGAATATGATTGTTTGTATTTAATATTGATAAATAAAAAAAATATAACATTTGATACAAAATATTTATTAGAAATAATAAATAATAATATTTCATCATTAGGAATAAATAAACAATTATTTACAAGTGAAAATGAAATAGAATGTTTAAAGAAAAAAATAATAATAACAACTGCACAATTTTATGAATCTTATTCTGAGAAATTAATAAGTAAAATAAAAATTAGTGATAAAAATATTAAATTAATAAATAAAAAAAATTA